CCAGGTTTGAAAGAGGTTGGTGAATATGATCCACAAACTACAATGGGTGGTTATTTAAAAACTATACCAGAATTTGCAGCTCCTGGTATTTTAGGAAAAACAAAACAAGCAAGAAAGTTTGGTCTTGGTTTGGGTGCTGCTTCTGGCGGTGTTTATGAAACTGTAGAAAGCGCAACAGGCAGTCCTCTTACAGCGACTGGCATAACACTACCTTTTGCAATAGCTACTGGTAAGTTGTTTGGTCCATCTACGGCTGCTGGATTATCAGAAAAATCTTTAAAGGGAATAGATAAAGCTGAACTAGATGAAGCAATAAAGTTAGAAAATTTAGCAAAAACAGAAGGCATAAAGCTTTTACCTGGTGAAACTTTAGATAACAAATTGGTAAACCAATTAACGCAAGATGTATTAAGAAGTGAAAAAGGTGGACCATACATATATGAATCTATAAAAGGAAGGCCTGTTGATGCTTTAAATTTAGCTACAAGCAAGGCTGCAAAAATTGCAGATATACCAGAAAGTCAAAGAAGGGTTTTAGAATCAATACAAAAAACAGCAAAATCAGCTATTACTAGTTCTGAAAAAAGAAGATCGCAGGAAGCATTTAATCAAGGTTATAGACTTTCAAATGTTGAAACAATAGCACCAGGACAGGTTTTAAATATTATAAAAAACATTGATAATTTAATTGCAGATTCTTCACCTAATAGTTTGAATCAAAGAAAATTAAAACAAATAAGAAAAGAACTAATTGTTAAAGAAGGCATAGATGATGGTGTCAAATATACAGTTCCTGTAACTAATATAAATAAGTTAGACTCAACCTTTAAAACTTACAGAGATGCCGTACAGGACTCTAGAAAAAATGTTGCGGACCCAAGAAGATTTGTGCAAAAAGATTTAGGTGCAAAATTATTTAACTCAGACGGATCTGGTGCTTTAGATGTATTAAAAAGCCAACTAAATACAAATACAAATTATAGAAAAGCCAATCAAGTTTACGAAGATTTAACAAAAAATGTAGTTAATATTATAAAAGATAATACTGGTACATTAGCAAAAGAAGGTATAGATTTAAATACAATAGAAAAATTTATTTTTAATTCTGCAAAAGCAGACAGTGTAGATATAAACAATACATTAAAAACATTAAATGCTGTTAATCCAGAAGCAACAAAACAAATTGCAAATTTATATTTTAGAAATGCAATTAATAACGCTTTTCCAATTGTTAAACAAGGCGAGGATTTAAGTCAAGGCTTCAAATTAATAGAATCAATTGCAAAAACTGGCAAACAAAGAAATAATTTTTTAACTGTTATAGATAATGTTGCAGATGCGCACGGAGTAAATAGAAAAGATTTTAAAGTTGGTTTTGAAAATATGATTAATATTTTAGATAGAACTGGTAGAATTTCTAATATTAATAAACCTGGATTTGATGTCCAGGGTATTGCGGCAAGGACACTCGCTAAAGATTTGGCCATGATGAAAACTTTTAATCCATTGGTTAGGTTGGCAACAAAGTATGGAGAATTTAAATCTGCGCGTGCAATGGGTGAGTTAGGAAAAATCATGGCAAACGATGACGCTGTAGCTACTTTAGTTATGCTGGGTAAAACAAATCCACAATCAAAACAAGCAATACAATATACCTTAAATATTATAAACAGCGTTTCCCCAACAACTGAAAGATTGCAAAGACAGGAATATTTACAATCTCTTTCTCAACCACAGCCTTTACTAGAATAAACTCATGCCACGCCAATCTGAAAGAGTTGGCCGATCTGGAGAATACCTAGTAGCCTCGCTACTTTCTTTACACGCAGACACTGTAATGATAGTTCCACACAGCGCGGAGGCAGACATCATCTTTGATGTTGACCATACTCTATATAAGTGCCAGGTTAAAACACAATCAAAAATACAAAACTGTAGAGTGTCATGGATATATGACTTTAGGCGCGGTGCTTATACCAAAGAAAGATTCTATTCAGAAAATGCTATAGATGTTTATGCTTTGGTTGCTTTAAAACATCAAACAGTTAAGTTTATGTTTCCAAATGGTTTAAAGCAGATAAGTTTTAAAGACGAGGATGTTCAAGCGTGGGACACGCTAGAGAATACCAAAAACCTATTTAAAGAGCTTCGATGTCAACAGACACTTTAGGTTCTTCGTAATGCTTTACAGAGTTCATACCCAAAGATATTAGATACTCAACCACCTTGTGTGGTTCTTTCTGTTCGCTCTCACAAAAATCCTTAAACTTTTTAGCAAGATGTTTGTTTACATATATAGGCTTTCTTCCGTTCCTTTCGTTTAAGATACGATCATCAAACTCATATAAATTCATAGCTACCTCATGGTTATAGAGAAACTTCTACTGAATAATCTCCTATATTATTACCTTTAGCATCTGTTCCGTAAACCATCTGTAATTCAAGATCTATAAAGTGTTTGGCTTTTAACAAGTCAGTCACCCTATCCTGTTTCTCTCCTTTACTTCTGGTTATATATTTTAAACAACTACCTAGGTTATAAGACAGGTTGTTAGCGTATATATAATCAATAGGCTGTATCTTGGACTGCTTATAGTGCGTTCCAGCTACTTGGTTATTGGTTGCAAGCTGATCTATCTCTTGATCCCAATCCTTTTCGTTTCCTATGTTAGTATGTGCGTATACTGTTTTATTCATCATTAATTTCTCCCAAATTTTATTAAATATTACTTGATAATTAGTAATATTGGTTTATTATAAACAAAAATATTAATAAAAGGGAAATTTATGGAAATATTAGAAAAGAATTTTGACATATCAAATACCATAGAAGTTGACGAACTAGCAGAGAGATGGGGAGTCAGCAAGAAAACAATCGATAATAGAAGGTACAGAGGACAAGGTCCAAGCTATTTTAAGATTGGCGGTAAGATTAAATACGATCTTGATGATGTGAAAAGAATGGAAAACGACTCTTATATTTCTGTCCATGGCGCACGCTAAACTCTCACCTTCAGCAGCAAAGATTTGGATGGCTTGCCCTGGCATGCCACAACTCTTGGCGAGTATGCAGGTTGAATATAAAGTAGGCATACCAGCAGCGACAGGTACATTAATTCACGAAATGGTTGAGACATTGCTGAAAGGTAGACTAAACAACCTTACCTTAGAAGAATACTACTTAGACACAACACACCATGTAGAGGACTTTGATATCACAGTAGACCAAGAGATGATTGATTGTGCTAACACTTATGTAGATTACATAGACCAAAGAATGATGGACTTGGATGTAGCAAGACCATTGATTGAAGAAAGAGTTAACATGCCAGAAATACATGCAGACCTATGGGGAACAGCAGATGCCATTCTTATTGGTAAAGACATGATAGAGATAATAGATCTTAAATCTGGTAAGTGGGCAGTAGAGGCAGACAACCCACAAATGCGTATCTATGCACTAGGTGCATTATCAAGATACGGAGATGACTGCACAGTTCAAATGACCATAGTACAACCAAGAGGTTGGCACAAAGATGGTCCTATTAGATCATATTCCATATCAGCTATTAACTTAGTTGAATGGGCCTATGAAACTTTAAAGCCAGCTGCTGAAGCTTGCTTTGAGGAAATACCCACATACAACTATAGCAAAGACGGATGCCGTTGGTGTAATGCTAAAGATGCGTGTGATACCTATAAACAAAACCAAATGGGAGACTAAAATGGTAGAAGAAAATAAAACTGAAAGCGTTGAAGAACCAACGATTAAGTTTGCGGATGATGGCAAAGAACATAAGATAAATGAAATGCCAGACAATGCAAAAGAGTTGATGGCTAGATGGCAGGAGAAAAAACAAGTGAGAGACGAGTTTATTGTCAAAGCCAACAATGATATTGACGACTTAAATACTTTACTTGGTTCTTATGAAGCTCGTATGAAAAACATATTAGAGCCAGCAGAAGAAAAAAAGATTGAGGTGCAATAATGTCGTTAGCTAATATTAGGCAAAAGGCAAAACTAAAACCACCAATCTTAGTATTGTATGGTCCTGGTGGAATCGGTAAAACATCTTTTGGTGCAACTATGAACAAACCAATCATAGTACAAGCAGAAGATGGCATTGGTAAGATTGAGTGTCCTCATTTTCCTGTAGCTAAAACTTATACAGAATTAGAAGGAAACTTAAAATCTTTAATAGAAGAAGATAGCGAATTTAAAACTGTCATAGTGGATAGCTTGGATTGGTTAGAAACTTTAATGCAAGACTATGTTTGTGAAAAGAATGGTTGGCCAGATATCAGTTCACCAGCATACGGAAAAGGCTATGCCGCTTGTTTAGA